TAATAGGACCGTCCGCGCCATAGGGTTGTTCGATGGTCCGGCGAAATTCCACATATGTGAGTCCCTGATTCGACTGGTCCCATTTCCTAGCAAGCGCGATTTGCTGCGATTTGGTGAGTTTCATAATTCAGCCTCTTTCTCTAGTCCGGCAGGATTGCCACCAATGGGGACAGCGCCAGGCCATCCCCATGAGAAGCGATTGCCTATGCTGCGGCTTCGTAGATTTCCCAGTACTGCGCGGCTTCTTCCAAAGCGTACCAGGCCAGCGCGTTGAGTATGGCCACGTCCGCGCCATCGTTTCGCGTTGCGTCGTCAATATCGTCGTGGATCACGGACGCGATCTCGAACGCGGGAAACTCTCCGTGTAGACAATTGAATCCCGCGATCATTTCCAGCGGATCAATTCCGAACTCCACGGCTTGGTTTTTGGCGTGGGAATAGATCAACGCCATATTGTCGCGTGCGAATTTGCACGTGTCGCTGTAATAGATGAATCCGCTGAATCCGCCATCCGCTCCGTTATTCCGAATGTCGCGCATGGTGGAGTCAATATCGTCAAAGTCAGCAGAAAATCTAGGCTGGAAATTTAACTGCGCGATAACTGCGCCTATGAGTCGTTGTTCCATAATTTAGCCTCTTTCGTTTGGTTTCGCGTTATCGGCACACGTTCTAGTGACCGTCGATAGGCTGGCGGCGCGCCAGCCCATCCAGAGTCCCTAGTGACAGGGGATAAACTTGAGTGCTTGGTCGCGGGTAGCAAACGCAACCATAGTGACGAAGCCTTGGGAGTCTTCCCAAATGACCACGGTGTCACCGCATTTCACTTCGTCAGGGAACGCGTCGGCTTCGTCGGCGTCTACAGTGAATAACGTGTAGGCGACCCCATCCCAGACCGGCCCGAAATCTTCGCCATCGCCATCCAGGACACACTGCCAATACCAGTTGGCGAGTCCGGTCTCGCCCTCGAACTTTCCGAATCCGTTTTCGATGTTTACGAAATCTTGAATTTCCATAGCGTAAGCCTCATTGATTGCCTCGAATGAGTCGCACCATACCAGCGCCGCGTGTGCTGTCAAGCATATTAAATGTGTTGACCTGTGCGCGCGCCTATATATAATGAGTGCATTGATTCATCAATTGGAGGCTAATCAGATGAATGAAGCACAGAAAGCATATTTCGATTTCATCGCCGCCATCGACGACAGCGTTGCCGGTACCGATGAAAATCACCAGACTCTGAGCGAGCGTGTCGACGGTTCCGCGCAGTTAAACGCGGCGCAGACGGTTAGAGAAAATCCAGACGACGACTTTGAATATTTGGGGCTCTCCAGTGATCCTGACGTGCGCATCTGGGAATACGCGCTTGATACTGCGAAAATGCTTCTGGACACATGGCCAGAGGCGTTCCCGGAGCTGGTGAAATAGAGGCTAATCAGATGAACCGAGAATTTTACATCAACGCACTAGCGACCGAGTTGCGTCCCTTGTTTCATAGCAAGGGAGGGACGTTCCCCGACAATATCCGGTACACATGTGGATGGCCGTCAAAGGGAGCGGGTTCGCGCCGTAAAAGCGTCGGCCAATGCTTTGATCCGTCGGCGTCAAAAGACAATCACCACGAGATCATCGTCGGTATGAGCCTAGACGATCCCATGGAAGTTGCACACGTTCTGGCGCACGAATTGTGCCACGCCATTGTTGGGACCAAGCACGGCCACAAGGGACCGTTCCGCAAGCTGGCGCTTGCTATCGGCCTTGAAGGGAAAATGACAGCGACCACAGCGGGCGAAGCGTTTAAACGCTACATCCAGCCGAGTCTTGATCGCCTTGGCGAATACCCGCACGCCGAGCTGGATTATTCCAGCGTGAAGAAACAAGGGACTCGGATGATCAAGGCCGAGTGTCCCGAATGCGGCTACACGGTACGAATGACTCGTAAATGGCTTGACCTGGGCGGTGCGCCAGACTGCCCGATTGACGCGATTCCCTTGACTGTTTAGGCGGGGAATTTTTGAACTAACCTGAGGGACTCCGGTCCCTTTTTTTTAGGAAAGGGACACCATGAAGCGCGAAGAATTAATTGAGGAACTGGACTCGTTTCTGGACCGGTACGGTCTCGCCGATACGCGATTCGGGATTCTCGCCGTCGGTGACGGCCACCTAGTCAAGAGGATTCGGGATGGCCGACCCATAAGGCGTTCAACGGTCTTAAAGATCCGCAAGTTTTGCCAGCGATACGAGCTGGACTCCGCATGACGTGGCGTCTGATTCGACCCATTTGGCGACTCGCGGATGTTACCGCTAACCAGCGTCTCGTATTGCTGGCGCTGGCGTCATTCACTGATAGGCGCGGCGCTAACGCGTACCCCAGTCAGGGAACATTGGCGCGCATGTGTTGCTGTACCACGCGAACAATCCGCCGAACTCTGGCGGACTTGATTGCCATAGGATTAATCGAGCCACATGGTAAGGCTAGGGGCGGGACTGTCCGATATAGCGTCAACGTGAATGTCCTACCCACTCAGGACTCTCATGTCCGCCCACATAGGACTCCAGTGTCCTACAATCCTAGTAATAGCAATCCTAGTAAAATAAATCCTAGTAAGAGTAAGAGGGATTATTTTGATTCTGACTCTGATTCCGCCCGTCCACCGCCTGACGAATGGGGGCGACCTACTGAGACGTTTAGCGAAGCCGCCGTCCGTCTCGCACGAGCTAGGCGACAACAGACCTGAATGGGGAACAACCCGCGATCGAACGCAGGCAATACGAACCGCTCGCGATCGGCGATATCTAGGCTACGCCTGGGTTAGGGTAGAGAGTGGAGAGGTTTGGGGTTGTGGTGGGTTATGTGGGGGATGGGTCCACCAACCCCACAAAACGGCTCGAACCGCCGGTTCCGAACCCGAACCCGACCCGAACCGCGCCGCTCCCTGGCCACGCGCCGAACCCAGCGCCAGCCGGGGCGATATGGCAACACAAGCGCGAGCGCATCGGCGTCGGCTGGGATGGGTCCCTACGCCGAAAATCGATCCGCCGAAAATCGCGGCGCTTGAGGGCGGGGCGTCGTCGTCGTTGACCTAGCTGGGGTAATCTGTATCTCCCAACCCTTGACCTTCCAGTATCTAGCCTCCTCCTGCGGCGTCACCTGTTCCTGCAATAAGGGGTCCGAAAGGGGCATGAATATAACTTAACACCCCCCCCCCGGTGTTGCCCTTCTGTGCGTATGTTTCATGTGGAACAATATTGCCTACTGCGTAAAATCTGGGATATAAGCAAAAAATGGCTGATGAAGTTTCGGAAGACGAGGCTGTGGAAGCGCGGGAGACGGTTGATAAGGGGGGCCGTCCGTGGCATCGGGTGACTGCCGACAGCAGACGTATGGTGCGTGAGGCTGTTGGTCTGGGGTTGCAGCAGAATAATGTAGCGCGGTTGCTGGGGATTTCGCCCAAGACGCTGCGGCGGCATTATCGGTATGAGATTGATACGGGCGTTGATCAGGTTAATTTTGATGTTGCGAGGGCTTTGTATACGAGGGCTGCGAGCGGCAAGGATACCATAGCTTCGATATTTATGCTGAAGGCCCGTGCTGGCTGGAAGGATACAGCAAGCCAGGATGCTGCACTGCCGCAGAAGATTGAGGTGACGTTTGCGCTGCCGGAATCTGTGACGGAAGACAAAAAAGAGATGATTGATATCACGCCGGGGGGAGATGGCGGAAGGTGAAGATATCTATTCCGTATGAGCCGCGTCCCCAGCAGCTTGATCTTCACAGGAACACCAAGAGATTTAAGATTTGCGTGAGCCACAGGCGGTGGGGGAAGAGTGTCTATGCGGTGACGGAGTTGCTGCGTCAGGCTCTGGAGATACAGACGGAGCGCAGTGACGGAAGGTTTATGTATCTCGCGCCGTATTATCGGCAGGCAAAACAGGTTGCATGGGATTATCTGTGTTACTACGCCCGTGACATACCGGGGACGAAAGTCAATCAGTCCGAATTGAGAGTTGATCTGTTAAACGGCAGTCGTATCCGTCTGGCGGGTGCGGGGGATGATCCTGATGCCCTGAGGGGTATTTATCTGGATGGGGTCGTGCTGGACGAGTACGCCGATATGTCGCCAAGGGTGTGGAGTGAGATCGTGCGTCCCGCGCTGGTTGACCGTAAGGGCTGGGCGATATTTATCGGGACGCCGAAAGGCAGGAATCATTTCTGGCGGCTGTATGAGGACTCAGCAGATGACCATGAATGGTACCGGGCTATTTACAGGGCTTCGGAAACCGGTGTGGTCGATCCGCACGAACTTGAAGCCGCCAAGCGCGAGATGGGTGAGGATGAGTATTTGCAGGAGTTCGAGTGTTCGTGGACTGCTGCGATCAAGGGAAGTTACTATGGAGGGATAATTGAGGACGCAGATAAGGAAGGCCGTATCTGCCGTGTCGAGCATGACCCGGCGATTCCTGTCCACGTTGCGTGGGATCTGGGTATCAGCGATTCGTGCGCTCTGTGGTTTTTTCAGGTCACTCTGGGCGAAGTTCGTATCATTGATTACTACGAACACAACAACGTAGGACTTGAGCATTACGTCAGAATCATGGAGGAAAAAGGCTACTGGTACGGCGATGACTGGTTGCCGCACGATGCCAAGGTGCGTGAACTGGGTACGGGGAGAACCCGTGCCGAGACGCTGATTAACATGGGCAGACGGCCCCGGATTGTCCCGAATCACAAGATTGCGGACGGTATAAATGCCGGGAGACTGCTGCTCCAGCACTGCTATTTTGACGAATTTACCTGTGAGCAGGGCCTGAACGCTCTGCGTTCCTACCAGCGGGAATGGGATGATGTGAAGCGCGTGTTCAAGAAGACGCCCCTGCACAACTGGGCCTCACACGCCGCAGATTCCTTCAGGTATCTGGCGATTGCCTACCGGAATCTGAAGCCAAAGGAGCCGGAACCGGACTGGCAGGAGGAAATGCTGAAAAAACCAACACTTGACGATCTGTGGGAAATGCACGATTTTGATGAGGCAAGATATATGGAGCCACGAATCTGATGGCGCTTGATTACGGTTTACCCGGAGCCGGTTTCACCGCAAATGGCGGCAGCATGGGCCAGACTTCTCTGGGAATGCCCGATGCTGCGATGCTGGGAAGTATTCTTGGCGATCTTACGGCAAAGATTACCGTAGAGACGGAAGAAATACCCGAAGACTATGCGGGCGTTCCAAAGAAAACGAGAACCGTCGAGGAACTGGACATGGCCGAACTGATGCCAGGCCCCGCGCCGATGATGATGGACCCGAATATGGCCCCGCCTCCTCCACCCATGATGGGGGGCATGCCGCAGATGCAGCAGAACCCGATGATGGGTGGTGTTGCACAGATGCAACAGCCACCGTTTGTGTAACGGGATTCGCGGGATGACATGGATTTCTGGGAAAAGCCACTCCATGAACTCTCAAATGAGGAATGGGAAGCCCTGTGCGACGGCTGCGGGAAGTGCTGCGCCGTTAAAATCAGGGATGAGGCGACAAATGAGGTGTTTTACACCGATGTTGCGTGTCATTTACTGGATAGTCAGACTGCGAAATGCTCAAACTACCCGAAACGTCAGGAACTTGTGCCTTCCTGTGTGTCCCTGACGCCGGAGAATGTATATGAAATTGACTGGTTGCCCGAAACGTGCGCGTACACAAAAAGAGCAAGGGGTGAGCCGCTCGAATGGTGGCATCCGCTCATATCGGGCAGCAAAGAAACAGTACACAGCGCCGGGATATCCGTGCGCGGAAGAATTAGCGGGGCAAGTATAGCCGATGGCTGAAGTTCGGACTGCATTTCGCCCTAATGAAGCCCCGATAGTATCAAGTGCTTTAGCTGCGCCGATGGATGCTATTACCCGACATCATTATAAGAATTTGGCTGAAGGAAATGAAGTAAGGAATGAAGACGGTACGGTCTCTACGGTTTTTACCAGACAAGTAGAGATTGACGGCATACCAACACTTGTACCTTCTGTGTGGGATGGCGAAATCATTGAAGATGAAAAAGAAGTGGTAAGAAAAGCCAAAGAGGCAATGAGAGCGGGAACAAAATGGCCTCAAATAATGCCTGCTCATGGCGGTCGCGCTGCAATCCAAGAAGCTCACTCCAAATTGAGAGTTTTTGACAAAAAGATTCATAAGAATATGAAAGATATTTCTGCGAAAGAAGCACGAAATATTTTAGATAAGAGTAACTAATGGCTGACACACGCGAAGATCAGGAAAAACTGTACGGAACTGCCCTGTATTGGCAGCGTGAACTGGATCAGGCCAGCGAATTTGAGCGTGACTGGCGTGAGCGCGGCATCCGTGTTGTGGAGCGTTACCGTGATGAGCGCGACACAGGCGTTGTCGGGCCGCTGACACACCGCTTTAATATTCTCTGGTCAAATACTGAGACCATGAAAAGCGCACTGTTTGCAAAAATGGCCCAGCCGGACGTGCGCCGACGCTTTAACGATGGCGATGCGGCAGCGCGTGAAGTAGCAATTGCCCTCGAACGGGCGCTGCTCTACGGGCTGGATGTCTATGATTCAGAAGTACCCATAAGGGCTGCGCTGGAGGACTATCTTCTGCCGGGGCGCGGCGTAGTCTGGGTGGTATATGAGCCGATTATCGTCAAGGAAAAGACGAAAATCGAGATCAAGGGCGAAGATGTAGATATTCTTGAAGAGGAGGAAATCGAGCGTCTTGGCGACCAGCGTTGCCGCTTTGAATACGTCCACTGGCAGGATTACCGTGAAAGCCCAAGCCGCAGGCCGGAAGATGTGACATGGCGTGCGCGACGGCACCTGTTCACACGCGAGGAACTTGTCGGGCGCGGGTTTGACCACGCCGAGGATGTTCCGCTGAACTGGATGCCGGAACGTGCGGACGATGTGGATGTTGATGAACTCTACAATCGCGCTGAAGTCTGGGAAATCTGGGACAAGGTAAAACGCCGACGCCTGTTCGTGGCAACGGGCTACAAGGATGTTCTTGCAGATGATGAAGACCCGTACACACTGGAGAATTTCTTTCCGTGCCCGACGCCACTGATAGCTGTACGGACAAATAATACATCTGTCCCCGTACCGGAATTTACCATCTACCAGGATCAGGCCGACGAGCTTGACCGCATAACAAGCCGTATCACGACACTGATAGAGGGCTTGAAGCGCCGTGGTGTCTACGACTCAAGCATTCCCGAACTTGCACATCTTGCGAATGCAACGGATAACGAGTTTGTACCCAGTGACAATTTTGCCAATCTGGCACAAAAAGGCGGCTTGACGGGGGCCTTCCAGACCGAAGATATAGCGGTAATCCCACAGGTTCTGGCTGGCCTTTACAACCAGCGCGGACAGGTTCTCCAGACTATTTACGAGATCACGGGGATTTCGGACATTATTCGCGGCGGCGGCACAAAAGCCAGCGAAAGCGCCACAGCGCAGCAGCTTAAAGCCCAGTACGGCTCCATGCGGTTGCGGCTCCGTCAGGAAGACATCCAGAAATATATCCGTGACCTGTTCCGTATCAAGGCAGAGCTTATTGCGGAAAACTACGAGCCGGAAGTTCTGGAACGTATCACCGGGATATCAATTACGGATGAGATGATTGAGATCATGCGTAACGACAAGTTACGCAGTTATCAGATCGATGTCGAAACAGACAGCACCGTATTTGCTGATGAAGAGCAGATGAAGCGCACCCGCATAGAGTTTGCAAACGTGATGGGCGGATATCTGGTGCAGGCAATCGAGGCAACACGGGCCGCGCCGGAACTCACACCGATAGCTTTCCAGATACTCAAGTTCGTTGCCGGTGCGTGGAAAGTCGGGCGTCAGTTCGAGGACGTGATCGGTGAAACTGAAGCGGCTGTCATGCAGCAGTTACAGATGGCCCAGCAGCAGCCACAGGTATCGTCAGAAGAGCGTATTGCACAGCAGCGCATAGCGGCTGAACTTGAGCGCGAGAAGCTCAAGCAGGAGGGCAAGCTCGCAGATATAAACTCCCGCGAACGCGCTACCGCGGCAGAAGTACAGGAGAAAAGCCGTTCCTCCAGTGAGCGCGTCCGCAGCAAGGAAGACCTGGCGCTTCTTGAGGCTGAGTTGAAAATGGCGGAACAGCAGTGATGAACTCTGAATACCGCAGAAACTATGACGCCATTAAATGGACGCCGCAGAAGGCCGGTAAAAAGGCCGTGAAAGCCTTTAACAGGGCCGCGCACAACATAATAAAGGATATAGAGCCGTTCCAGAGTCCTGTAGACGGCTCCTATGTTACAAGCAGATCAGAATTGCGCGAACACGAAAAGAGACATAATGTTCGCCAGATTGGT